GAGCGGTACAGAGCACATACCTCAGCTCCTGGTCAGGTGGAAAGGAATGAACACCTCGCCGTTCGGCAGCGTCACCGGCTCGCTGAACTGCGCCCCGGCGTACTTCAACCACCGCACGGCGCGGGTGTTGCGATTATGCACCAGGTTCGAGAGCACCGGAAAACGACCGAGGAGTTGCCGCAGCACTTCATCCGCCGCGGCGATGAATAGCAGCGGGTGCCGGTCCACGGCATCAGTACCAAGCGCCCAGATGACAGCATACGACTCGTCCGGCGCAGGTACCGCCCCGAAGATGACGGCCAGCTCGTGGTTCAGCCATGCCACCCATGCCATCGAATCGTGCTCGACATCGGCCGCCAGGTGGTCAGCGAGGTCGCCCTCGACTCCGGCCGCCCGTAGCTCCTCAACGTCTGCTGGGCGCAGCTTGGCCGCCACGAGCCGAGCGTGCAGCGGCGTGGCAGCGTCGATGAGCACGCCCGGCAGTAGTTCGATCACCCGCCTTCCTCCACTTCAACGACGAGCGATGTCACCGTGAGCGCAGCGCCCGGCGCGGCTTCGATGTGCACCGCACCGTCGTTACCCCACTGCGCCGAGATGAACAGCTCGACCTCTGTGGTCTGTAGCGGCGCCGGCGTCCCAAGCGGGGTGTCTACCGGGCGCATAGGCGGCGAAACCATCGTCTCGAAGCTGTCGCCGACGCGCACCGCGTTCGTGTCGGTCAGGCGCAGCATGGCGCGGCTGACGTTCTTGGCCGTGCCCTGGAACTGCGCCGGCGCGTTGTCGATCAGCGGCAACGTCTTGACGCGGGCCTGGGGGTCCATGCCGACGTGCACTTTGCGGGCCGCGGTGGGCAGTTGCAGCATCCCGTTCGTCACCGCGGCGGGCGGCAGGCGCCCACCGTCGGCTATGACGGTCACTGTCTTACCTTCCAGCGCGTGCAGCCCGTACAGCACGTTTGCCGGAGCACCGTCGTAGGTGTAGCCGCAGTCGACGTAGTAGTGGTCGGCCTGCGACGGGAAGTTGCGGGTGCCGATGCGCTCAAGCGTTCGGCGTGTGCCGCGCAACACGCTGACGTACACGCCGATGCCGGCGTCGCCTTCGTTGATGGCGCACACAGACTCCGCCTTTCCGCCGTCGGCCAGAACGTGCCGGTGCCAGGCGTACACGTCCTGGTCCGGCACGTAGGTTACGCACAGCAGCGTGCCGTCGTCGCGGGCCATCCACACGAACACTTCGCCGTCAAGCGCCACGCTCATGTCGCGGAACGTGTGGAAGTTGAACAAGTGCGGTGCGAGCAGCGAGATGTCTGTGGCGACGAACGAGTTGTTCTCCCACGCGTAGCGCAGCTCCAGCAGCCGAGCGCTGTCCTTGCGGATGTACAGCGCCGCATTGCCGACCACCACAGGACGGGTGTACGCAGCGCCGTAGAAAGTCTGCACCTTGGTGCGTAGCGTGGACGGGCCGATGCCCTCATCGGCGTCCGAGTAAAGGCGCCAGGCGCCCTCGGAAGTCAACGCCAGCAGGTCCGCGAGCGGCACGAGATGCCGGATGGCGCCACGCGTCAGTGACGCCAGGCGGAACTCGAACGAGTCGTCATCCTGCGTTGGTAGGGACGAGCTGACATTCGACGTGGTGCCGATCCGCGTGGCGATCACCGACTGCGACTTGTTCGCCATGCCGGCCACCCACATGCGCTGCTCGTAGAACGCCGCCGTGGCCGGGTAGTCGCCTGGGCCGGTGTTCACCGGGTTCGTCAGCGTTGGCGGGGTCTTCTGCACGTCCGGGACGATATTGATGTCGTCGAACGTCGTGCCGGACGCCTGCCCGATGTAGGCGTACACGCCCCCGTGGAACTTGTAGACGTAGTACCGGAAGGCGTTTGGCACCGCGTTCCACGTGATGCGGTTGATAGACCCGGCGAGGTCGAGTCGGTTGATGCCTGCCGTGACCTCTGCGCTTGGCACCGACTCGGTGATGCCGTCCTGTGCGACCGTGGTCACAACGTACTTGTCGGTCCTGCCGTGCTGCGTACCCTGCGTATTTATTACCTGGACGCTAACGCCGGTAGGGGCGTTCGTTGGTATGGAGAAAGACATCGTGGCGACCGCCCACGAAGTCAGCCCCGAGTACGTGAGGCGGATCATCCCGTAGGACGCGCTGCACACAAACAGACGATCGCCGTCCTGAGCGTAGGACATATTGCCGTCGGCGGGCAGCAGGCCGATCGGTATTTCGTAGAACTGACGCACCGTGATGCCGGAGCCACCGTAAGCAGCGTACCCGGCGGTGTTTATCGGCGCGTCGGTGGTGATGTCACGGACTTCAAACGTATTAGTAGTCACGTTCCGCACCACGGCGTCGCGGCTAACTAGCCGCGGGTACTCGGTCGGCGCGGAGATGCGCACAAGCGCGCCGTTCGGCAGCCCATGCGACGGAGATGTGAACGTGGTAGACGAGCCGAACGACGCCGCGGTGACGTTCTTGGCCGGCAGCAGCACCGGAGACCCGCGGTACATGACGTAGGTCGTCGTCGGCGAAGCCACGAGCATGCAGCCACTGCCGTCCGGCAGGATGAACGGGATGAGCCGAAGCGCGCTGTGGAAGGCTGTGCCAGGCATCTGCGCCACGATGCGCGCGCCAGGGCGCCGAGTCACCGGGCCGTGGGCCAGCACCAGCATGTTCTGGCACAATTCCAGGCCGGTCTGACGCTTCGGCAGATCGACGCGGCCGACCAGCTCCGGCGTTACTTCGCCACCGGCGAAGGAGTATTGGATGATCTTACGTGCCATTGCGCGCCGCCAGGACTGCAACGCCGATCGCCGCCGCGCACACGAGCGCAGCGGCTACGGCAAGGCCGGTTACGACGTACACGACGCCCGCAGTGAGGGCGCCAGTGAACACCCGCGCCAGAGCGACTGCGCGGGTAAAAGCTGAGTCACACACCGCCTCAGCTCCGGGCCGCAAGCGACGGCGTTTTCGGCAGCGGCGGTGGCTGGGCGGCGTTGGCCTGGGCTACCTCGGCTTCTGCGGTCAGCTCCGAAGCCGTCTTGCGCAGTTCCATAGCCAGGCGCGCCCCGGCCGTACCCTTTACCAGGGCGCCGGCGATGAACGCCGCCAAGGTATACCCTAGCACCGTCGTAAACAGCGACGAGAAGCGGCCCGGATCGGCCGCATCGGCGATGTACACGAGCACAGCGTCAGGGACGTTCGTGTACAGGACCGGCACGCCGCCCACAAGCTCCACGGCGTAGGGGTGCCCCATCACCGCGCCGCTGACGAGTGGCACTTCGCTGCCTTGGTACACCGCGGTGACGACGTGCGGCGACATCACGCGCACCAGGCGCACGAAGTCGGATGGCAGGCCGTAGGCGTACTGCCATTCCGTGTTGGTATTTGGCACGGCCGCCAGCGTTACGCGCTTGGTCGCAAACTGCCAAGCGTTGCTGGATTCAAGAAGATGCCGCCGGGCTATCGGGTAAAACGTCCGGCACAGTTCAGCTTCGCGCGTACCGTCGGGGGTTGTCGGGTCGACCACCCGACCGGCTGCGCCTACGTGTGCGAGTGCCGTGTTCCAGATGTCGGCAAGGCTCGCCACGACTTACACCAGGTCGTCTACGGTGGTGGCCTTAGACGTGCGGGTACGACGAGCCGGCTTCGGCTCTTTATGGACGGCCTCCGTTGCATCAGCATCGCCCGCTTTGGCTTCGGCTGGAGCAGCGCGCACCACAACCCAGTGCGGGATCGGGTGCGAGTCCGGCCACTCGAACTCGGCGCCCGGATTGCGCAGGAAGCCGTACGGGTCGAACCCGATCTCAATGGCGGTTACAGGGGTCGGCATGGTGCACCTCTTATTGCGCGACGGCGGTGCGCATCGTTGCAACGCGCACCACCGTCGCCGTTATTACGCCTGCGCCGGCGCCGGGTACGCCTGCCACGCAGTCACCGGCTCGGACGACAGACCCGACGCCACAGTGACAGACGGCGTGGTGCCGCCGAGGGTGGCGTAGGCCCGCAGGTACCGCTCGTTGCTACCGACGTGGAACGGCAGCGCGAAGCAGAACGCCCGCCCGGCCGGCACAGAAGCCGCCGGGAAGCTGAACGACAGGATGGTATCCGGCGACGAGAAGCCAGGATTGTCGTCCGTCTGCAAGGCGAAGGTGTAGGTCTCGTTATTGTCGGTACGGTCGCTGGCGGTGAGCGTGGTCAGCCACCAGTACACCGGCTCGCCAGGGCCAAGGTCTCGGTCCTGCGACAGGTCGATAACGTCGGCCAGCGCAGCCGAGGCGGTGAGCGCCTGGCTGTTGGTGAAGAGAAGTCGGTTGTCGCGAATCGCCATCGAAGTGCCCTCTGTGCTGACCGCGCCTTAGATGACGCGGGACTCGGTGTTGATGAGCGCGTCGGCCCGGTACACCGGGATGTCGTCGAACGTCATCACGCGCTTGCCCGAAACGGTCTCCCAGCTCAGGTTGCTGGAGATGCGCTCCAGGATGCCGAGGCGCAGCTTCTCGCGGATGGTCCGGTTGACGTAGAACGCAGCCCGGCCGGCGCTAAAGTTCGGAATGCGCTCGGTCGCCATCACCATGTAGTTGATGAGCGCCTTCTGGTTGGCGACGTTGTTAAGGTCCGAGACATTGATGTTGGCGATGCGCACGAAATAGCGCCAGTCCGCCACAACCAGGCCCACGTCCCAGCGGTAGTGCGTCCGGTAGGCTTCCATGCGGCCGCCGTTACCGTCCACGTTCTCGATCGTGACCAGGCCCTTGTCAGTGCGCTTGAGGCCGGCCTGCGAACCCTTCGGGTAGATGTTGTAGCCGGTCTGCGGACCCCACACGCACAGCCAGATCGAGGTCAGATTACCACCGGAGCCAGAGAAGGCGTCGATGATGTTCGTGCCGTTCGGGGCCGACAGCGAATTGAAGCGCGGCGCCAGGCCGGTGAACGCTTCCGGGGTGAGCCCTTCGTTGCCGTAGAACAGCGTGGACGCCACGGTGTCGGACATGCCCTGCAGGTGCGCAATGTCTTCCGACATGCGGAAGGCCGCGGTGTTGCCGTTGAGATCGGCCAGCGCCTTGTCCACCTCGGCATACGCTTCGAGCATACCGATGGTGTCAGTGACCTGTGCGGTCGTGCTGCGGGCCGGCTGAACGCCGCCGTACATGCGTCGCCAGGTCGGCGTCGGGATGCCGGTGCGCACCGTGGTCCGGTGGCCGGTCGGCAGATTGCCTTCAAGGAAGGTCAGCGAATCGATGACATCCTGCGAGGACGTGCGCAGCAGCTCAACGATAGCGGCGATTTCACCGTTCGGGTCGAGACGGGAAGCGACATCCGCCAGGGTCGGGTTGATCGTGGAGAGAATTGCCATTTATGCGCCCTCACGCAAGGTCGGGGTAAAGAATCTGTGCCAGAGTGCGCGGCCCGTCCCCCTTCGGCCCGCCCTGTACAAGCGTATCCTCGCTCAACTGCTTACCGATTGCAACAAAAAACTTCACCACATCAGGATGATTTCCGAGGCCGGTGGAGTCGAGCACGGCGTCCAGCTCCGGCGTGCCGAACTTTGACCGCGTCACTGCCGCGAACTTGAGCGCCTCGGCGAGCTTTCCGCCGCCAATATCCGGGTCGGCCTTCGTCTGCTCCACCCACGCCTCGCTCTGCGCCTGGACCTGCTCGGCCCAGGAGCCGATCCGGTCAACGTACATATCCAGCAGGGCCTGCGCAGCTTCCGGCGAGATGTTGTGCTTGCCGGCCAGCGCCTTGAACTCAGCCAGGCCGGCTTCGTCCAGCGCGATTTCCTTCGGCAGGTCGACTTTCAGCCCTGCATAGGGGTCCCCGTCCGGCTTGACCTCCGGCTTGGCTTCCGGCTTGGCTTCCGGCTTGGCTTCCGGCTTTGTTTCCGGCTGCTGGGCCGGGGTTGCGCCTTCCGGGGTTGCGCCTTCCGCAGACAAGCCGTCCGGGGTGTTGGTGTCATGGTCGGTCATGGGGTCTCCGTGTTTTCCAGCATCATCCGTTGGTAGGCGTGCGCATCGATCTTGATGAGCAGGCCCATGATTTCGAGCCCTATGCTTCGCCGCCCTTCGTTGAAGGCGGTTTGCTCAGGGCAACCAGCAACATACGATAACCGCAGCGTACCTGCAAGCGACAGCACGCGCCACAGCACACGCCGGCCGTCCGCCGACTGGAGCAACGTCGCGAAGGCCGCGCGGTCTGCAGCAGTCGACGGGTCGAGTTTCTGCTTCTCGTTCATTGCTGGCCGAGCATCTGGTTGAGCGCCTGGGTGGCCGGGTCAGGCGCTTGCGCTTGTCCGCCCTGCGCAGCGGTCAGGTTCTCCCGCACGCGCGCGCCATCGGTCTCACTGAGCATCTTCGCCATCTCGGCCGCCCCGCGGGCCTGCTCGGCGAGCTGCTGTTGCTTCTGGGCGCGGGCGCGCTCGGCGCGCATAGCCGCCACCTCTTCATCCGACCGAACAAGGTTGCCGCGCACAGCGAACATCGAAGCGTACTCGTCGACAGCCTGGTCGAAGTCGAGCTTGTCTAGGGCATCCGGGTTGGCGTTCGCCATCATGGTGACAGACTGCAGCAGCCGGTCCAGCGAGCGGGCCCCGGTGGCCTTCTGTGCCTGCGCCAGGATCGACACGAACTCCACCCGCAGGTCCTTGTTACGTAGCGACGGCGGGGGAGGTGGGACGATCTTCGCCTCCATGATGCGGTCGAACGTGAGGTCGATAAGCGGCCCGAGCACTTCGTTGTGCACACGCTCCAGCACAGGGCCGAGCATGAGCAGCTTCTCGGTATTCCGCTCGGCGATCTCATACGCGGTGACGTTGCTGCGCGTGTCACTGGAAATCATGAGGAACAGGTCGCGGTAGAACGCCCCGTTGATGCGCTCACGTATGTCCGCGATGTCATTCCGCAGCGCATCCAGGTCCATGCGCACGTCGTAGGCGCTGCGGATACTGTTCTCCGGCCCGGTCGAGTCGACGTACATGATGCCGCCAGGGTACCGCGCGGCTGCTGCGCCGGCGTAACTCGTCGGAACCTGCAACGGCGGCCGGATCATGTAGTCGATGGCCTCGCCCTTGCTCATGTGCTCGTGCTGGAGCTGCTTGACATCGCCGAGGGCGTCCATGCCTGGAGACTCTCCGTACACGTCATTGCCGCGGGCGATCCACCGCGGTGCCAGCAGCCGGAGCGTGCGGTACCCAGAGCGGCGCAAGAACTTGTCTTCGTTGCAGCCCAGCTCGTAGTACACCGACTCGTAGGCCATCTGCCCGGCGAACATCGCGCGGTTCGGGTCGTAGTCCGTGCGCGGCATGAGCACGTGCACCACGTCCACGTAGGCGATGTAGTTGTGCGAGTCGTACAGGTGGCGGACTCTCGTCGAGCAGTTGTCGTAGCCGAACGCCTGCACGAGTTGCCCGACCGTCATGCGGAACTCGCGGATCATACCGTTGACGCGCCGCCGGTGGTCGGTAGCCAACGCGTACTCGCCGATCATGAGCGGCGTGTGGTGGATGACGGTATCGAAGTCGTCTTCGATGAAGCATGCGGCCGTGCCGAAGATGCCGAGGTCGTCGTACACCGTGTGCAACGCGTTGTACGTGTTCGAGCTGGCGAAGACGGCGCGCATCACCGTCTCCACGAGATCGAGCCAATCGCGCTCTACGCCTGGCTCGTCTGCCCCGCCGTACTCAACGGCCGGCGCCAGGCGAAACCACGGCGCAGACGGCGACGACACACCGGCCATGAGCCCGGCAGCCAGCGACCTGGCGGCCCGCAGCCCCGTGTTGTCGATGATGTTGTTGTGCTTCTTCTTCCCGTCGTTGACATCGGACGCGGTGAGACGGATCGCACGCGGCCGCAGGAAGTCGGCCAGGTCCTGCCAGTGGGCCTCCCACGACGCCCTTTCGAGCCGCAGTTGCGCCCGAAGGGTCTCGTACTTGCGAAACGCCTCGCGCACGGATCAGTTACCGAGCAGCCGCCCAGTCACCAGCGAGCCGAGGCCGCCACCCCCGCCGGTCAGCAGCGACGGCGTGGCGGGCGCCTGGCCGGCCGTCTGCGACTGACGGCGGCGGCGCCGGTTGCTGGCGAGCACGGCCGTGTCCGGCTGCTGGTACGCCTGCTGGACTTCCGCCTGCTGGACTCCCGCAGCCGGCATCTTCGGCTTCTTCGGCTTCTTCGGCTTCTTGCACATGGCGTTTCCTCTAGGTCCTGACCCGTGCGTAGGGGTCGTATGGGGGAGCTGCGGCCATCCCGCCGGCGGCGCGCGTCAGTGCAGCCAGCTTCGGGGTCCTCATCCAAGCCAAGATCACCGCCGTGGCCGCATCGGGCGATCTGCCGATGCGCTCGATTATGTCGTCACGGCTGCTCATGCGCAAGGTACGGCCTTCTGGCATGAACACAGGCGTGCATAGCTCTGCGCGCAGTTCCTCGTCCGGCGGCAGCGCCACCGGCGTGTTGTTCGACGGATCGAGCGCCTCACGGAACTTCCACCAAAGCTGCGTGCGCAGGTTCGAGAAGCGCAGCAGGCCGCTCTTGTCCGTGGCGGTGGCCGAGTTCGACACGTTCACGCCGATCACCGGCAGCCTGGACTGGTCGAGGAAGTCCACCACGCTCGCGCCTACGCCGATGGCGTCGACGTGCAGCGGAGCGCCGTCGCGCATGTGCGCCACCACCAGGCCGGCAACGCTCGGGCCGTTCGGCGTGCTGCTGCCTGGCACGCGCACCAGTTCGTCGAACCAGCCGCCCTCATGCAGCCGGGCGAGCACGGTGAAGTCCTTGCCGCCGCGCGCCACGTCGATGCCCATCGACTCCATCGGCGGCTTGCGGTCCATTGGCTTCCATCGCGCCATCGCGGCGTCCACCCAGGCCGTCGGGATGAGCTGGTACGGATCGTCCTGCACTTCGGTGTCGAATTTGCCGTACAGCAACTGGCTGCGCAGCGGCTCCGGCATGGCCTGGAGCTGGCGCAGGTACCCGCTGTTGAGCAAGTATGGGTTGTCCGAGATGCGCGCAGGGATGAACACCCTGGTGGACGGGGTGATGATGTCCTCTGGGCGGTGCTGGCGCGGGTCGAAGTCGTACACCCGCCGCGTGCCGTCGAGCACGAAGGGGCGTTCGTCCACGTCCCACACGTCCTTGCTGCCGCCGTTGCCGTCCGGGATGGACGCCACGTAGGCGATCTCGCCGGGCGCCTTGGCGAACGGGTGGTTCGGCTTCAACCAGGGCCCGAAGTAGTCGATGATCCACCGCCCTTCGCCGGTAGGCGGGTTGAACGTCATGAGCGTCTGGCTGTGCACGCCTGGTATCGTGGACCGCACCCAGCCCTGCAGGTACCTGATCTGCGACTCGGCGAAGCCGGTGGCCTCGTCGATGACGAGAAGATCGTGCGCGCGGCCCTGGTAGCGAGCCTCGTCGCCGGGCGTCACACCGTCGCCCGCGTTGGGTGCAGAGCCGAACTCGATCTGCACCTTGCGGGGGCCGGCGTTGCGCCAGATTTTGTTCTGCGAGTTGAAGCCGCTGCGGTCCCCGCCGAGCAGCTGCGCCAGTCGCTCAATGGCGCCCTGCAACTGCGTGCTCTCACGGCGCATGATGAGCACGTGGTGGTGCTGCATGAGCGCCTTGCCGAGGGCGAGGTCGGTGTTGTGCGTCGGGATCATGCTGCGCCCGGCCAGGTACAGATGGCTCGGGCTGTCGACTGCAATGCACCGCGCCGGCACTGTCGGAACCAGGTCGCAGGCCGTGATGTAGTGGAACTGCGCGGAGGTAGGCAGCCGCTCCAGCTTGCGCGGTGGCGCCACGCGCAATTGTCCGGCTACCGGAATGGAGTGATTCGGCGATCCTGCCGCCGTGCGTACCGTCTTGGCAATCTCCTCCGTCGTCCGCACGGCCTTGACAGAGGCATCGCCCGCCGTGAACGTCAGCCACCGATGCTCGTCTGTGGTGATGATCTCGTCACCGTTGTCGAACACCATGCGGTAGCACGGCCGGTGCTGGATTTCGCTGACGAAGGTCACAAGGCACGGTTCGCCGCGCTCGTCGAATACCGTATCGCCGACGCGCAGGTCGCCCATGTTCGTCCAGCCGTCGGGCGTTGGGATGGGCGTATCGAGCGCCAACGCTTTGCCGCTCCCTGCGGCCCCGCCATATCCGATGACATCCGCCGTGGAGTTGAACGCCTGCGCCTGCGGGCCGGGAAGCGGCCGCCAGAAGGCGTCCTGGATGTCTTCCCCGAGCAGCCGGTCGAGTTCCGCCATCTCTTCCGGCGTCAGGTACTTCATCAACGCCGCGGCGTCGGTTGGCCGAATGATGGAGGTCAATTCCGCCCCCGACCCTCATCGCGTATGCCAAATTCTTCCATTAGCGACAGCATCTGGCGGATTGCGCGGTCGAATTCCCGCCCGCGGCACCAAGATGCGTGCGTATAGCCGCTGATGATGGCACCCAATGCGATGAGGACGATGGTTTCGATGCTCATGATGTTGCGGCCTCCGGCGTGATTGTCACACGACCAACTTCTCCGTGCTCGACGTGGTACGTGATGGCCGACGCCGAGCGCCCGGACATGAATCCATGGCGGCTGGCATAGGCGTCTTTCGCGGCCAGGGTGCGGTGACGCTCGACGATCATCAATGGCGACTCGCGCACCTCGCTGGTGTGCAAGTGCCCGATGTGCCCATAGCTGTACTTCGTGCGCCCGAACACACTCCTGAATTTGGCGACGAACACCGACTCTATATCGGCTATCTTGCGCCGATGGCCGTGATGAAAAAACAAGCTCGTGCGCCCGTGCTCGACGCAATAGTATCCGTCGGCACGCAGGTCCACGGTAACGCGCGGCTCGTCCTCGAAATGTGCCGCAAATCCCTCGCGGAGCCAGACGCTGCTCGCCGGATCGTGGTTGGCATCCGCCATGATGACGACGAGCCGATCGTGCTTCGCGAGCAGCATCTGTACGATGCGCCGAACGGAACGGATCGCCACGCGCACGAGCTTTTGGAATCGGGTGTCGGCGTCGAGCGGATGCTTACTGGCCGGTGTCAGCGCTTCGAGCCCATCCCAGTGCAGGAAGTCCCCGAGCTGCGCGAAGATGCCAAGCCGAGACGGCGGGGTCGACGCTATTGCCGACGCGAACCAGCGCACGAGTAGGTCCTCAGCTATGTGAAGGTCCCAATCCTCGCCGGCCTCTTCATACCAAGCCAACATTCCGAGATGGTAGTCGGTGAGCACGTAGCACGTCGCCAAATCGCCATCCGTGTGCGCCGGCGGTAAGGCAGGCTCCGCGCGCGGCAGCTCATCGGCGAATGCCCGCGCTGCTTCACGCTGCGCTATGGCGTCATGGTCGCGGGTCGTCTTGACCCAGTTCAGGCGCATGTTGCCATCGGCATCGTACAGCGTCGACATCGCCCGCACGCCGTAATCCGGCGCGTCCGGATGCACGCCGTTCCCACCTGGTATGCGGGACCAGTATGCGTGCTTGGCGATGTCGCTCTTCCTGCTGGTAGCGCCGTTGTTGCGACGTATCCGCGCGAGGGCGTAGTAGACGTTGCGATCGGCAATGCCGAGCCGCTTCGCCGCTGCCGGGACGGAGCCGCAGGCTATCAGCGCGTCGATGATCTCCCGCTGCCTCTGGGTGGCAGTGGCGCGAAACGGCTCAAGCTCAGCCGCCCAATCGAATGTTTCGGCAGTTGCTGATGGCATGTCAAACGCAGTTCTACAGCCGGCTCACGGCTTCGCCACCCCCTTGAATTTCTCGACCGTGCGCAGGCTGCCAAGGCCAAGCATACCGGCGAGGATCGTCAGCAGGTCGCCCATGTCAAGCACCGGAGGCGCCGGCAGGTCGTTGGCCGTGGACACCCATGTCAGCAGCGGGGCGCCGATGAACTGGTAGGCCATGCCAGCTACGCAGACCCAGCCCACGGCCGGGCGCCAGCCGCCAATGAACAGGCTTCCGGTCTGCGCCTCGGCCTTGTTGACCTCCATCTGTCCGATGGCTGTCTTAACGTCGGCGTCGAGTTGCGCAAGCTCACCCTTCTGCGCCAGCTCCAGGAGCTTGAGCTTCGCGTCCGCGGCCGCGCGCGGGTTAGGCAGAACTCGCTCCAGGATGGACGAGACAGCCGGGATTATGGCCTGCCACATGGTCAGCCTACGTCCTCGGCGCCTTCTTCGGGTCGACAGGAACACCCATGCTCAATCTCCATGCCGGTCTAGACGCATGACGGTAGCGTACAGCCTGTGTTCTACCACGCGCAAGGCTTCGAGTACTTCGCTCAGCCGCCGCTCCACTTCCTGGCGCGAGATGAACGCTTCGGCCGTGTGTACCCGCAGGTGGTGCAGGTCCTCGACGATGCGCGCGTGCGCCGTGTGCAGCGCCTGTAGCGCAGACGCCAGCGAGTCTGCCGACACCATGTTGTTGAGCCTGGCTTCGATGGCGTCGACGCGGTTGACGAGGCGCATGGCGATCCACGTCAGCACCGACACCAGGCCGCTGAACAGCATCGACAGCGCCGCGGCTACGGTCGGGGCGCCCAATCGGGTCAGCCAGTCGGCCGCTTCGTGCTCCACGCGCTACACCAGGTCGTCGATAGGATCGCCGGCCGTGTCGCCGGACGGCAGCGCCTTGGGCGGAGCGTCGTCGCCGATCAACTGCTGCCGCTGCCTGGCGAGCTCCAGCAGGGAAGCGACGCGGGCAGCGCGGGATACGTCGTCAAGAACGAGGGGGCCGCCGTTGGCGCCGGTGATTTCCTGCTTGTCACCGAACACGCTGCGACGGCGGGCCTTCAACAGGAACTGCAGCAGGCTGTCGCTGTACTCCGTCACAGAGCCGACGCGGACGCCCTGGTAGTAGATCGGCTTCTCAACGCCGTCGCGTGCCCGCCGCCAGGCTTCCCGCTCCAGGGAGTCTACTGC